ATACATATTTTAAAGAGTGTTTAGCTGAATTAGAAAATAAAAATAAATAATAAAAAACAAAAAAATGGAGTTAAGCGGTAAAGTGGTTACGATTTTCCCAAAAAATCAAATTAGCGAGAAATTTGCAAAACGTGAAATAGTTATCGAAACAGCAGATCAATATCCTCAAAAAATAATTATTCAATTTGTTCAGGATAAATGCGAATTACTAGATAGTTACATGACAGGCGAAGAGGTAAAAATCGGAGTTAATATAAACGGTAGAGAGTGGACGAGTCCAACGGGCGAAATAAAGTATTTTAATACGATACAAGGTTGGTTTATCGATCATACCAACAAAGAGGACTTTGATCCAAAGAAATACGCAGAGAATGAAGCAAACAAAGTTTTTGAACATGATATTACTAACCAAATGGCAGAAGATCAGGAAAATGATCTCCCTTTTTAAAAAAAAGAAAAATGGCAAAAGAAAAACAAATAACAGCGGGACAGTTAAAAAACTTAGTTAATGACTGTCGTAAGATAATAAACGATCATATTAAGGAAAACGATATGTCGGTACATGGTTTTGCTAAATTAACAGGCGTACACCCTAATCAGATGTATATGTTTTTAAACATGGATAGAGGGCTAAACCTTACAACTATGCAGAAAATAGGCGAAATATTATCAAAAAAATAATAACGCTACAACGTACAGTATTAAAGGCACTCAGTAAAATGGGTGCTTTTTTTTTGTTTTTTTTTATCTGAAACGTTAGGTAGTTAAATTAAATTTATATATGTTTGTACTGTTCAATCAAACAAAAACAAAAAACATGATCAAAGTAAACGGAAAAGAATTAACAACATCGGAAGTTATTAAAAATGCAAAAAACGACCTTAAAAGACTTAGCAAAGTAACTGATAAAAATAGTGTCTTAGACGAAATAGAATATAATAAAGATTTAATAAAAAGATTGCAAACAAAAATTAAAATTGAAGAAATTGAAAATAAAATGTCAACATTTTGCCCAAACAAAGAATATGAAAAATTGGAAAAAAAGTTGATTAAATTAAGAGGATATTAATAATAAAAACAATTTAAAACAAAATAATTATGAAAACTTTAGAGCAAATAATTGAAAGAGCAAAAGCAATAAATGAAGATTTAGAACAAATCGACAATGAATTTATTCCGAACTATCCAAACTTATTGAAAAGATATGAACAGATGAAGTCTGATTATAATGGAGAGTTAAAAGGATTGTTTTTTGCAAGTGGATTATCAACAGTTGAATTTTTAAGAATAACCAAATAATTATGAAAGAAGCAATTTAAACAACTAAAAGTGTTTATTAAAAAACAATTTTAAATAAATAATATTAAATTCGTCCTATGCTTAAAACATGGGACGAATTTTTTTTATACCTATCTAAACAAAATAATTGCAGTATTCACGCAAAGGGTTTTCATGTTTTAGATCTTCAAAAGTTTTTAAAAAATTACAATTATCTTATCTCTTTACATGATCCAAAAGACAGGGCGATAAACCTCAGTTGTATATCTTTAAAAAATAATTTAAAAAGTGTTTATCTAGCACATACAAAAGGACAAACTAAAAAAGTTAATACACCTTATCAAAATAAATTTATTTTATACTCACGTTAATTAAATTATCGTATATTTGTTTTGTTATGTTTTAAAAGGATCTAGGGGCGTGTTTCTATTTTGCGTCTTTAGATCCATTTTAACGTCATAACATTTTTTAAACATACACAAACACCAAAAAAAATTTAAAATGGCTGAAAACAAAGTAAAAACGTCTAAGGACGTTAAACTATGGCAGAAACTTGTCGGTATTCCCTTATTAGTATTATATTTTTTCCTTTGGTTAATAGACCGTCAATTACACGTTTTATTACCTCATGCGAAACACCCTAATATTAAAGATTGGTTAAAAGACGGTAGTAGCTTTAAAATGACTATTACTCGAATTATAATTTTCTCTATTCCGATTATAATTTATAAGCTAATTTGGTAATGAATAACAGCGAAATACAGGTAATTGAGGTCGATAAATTAAAGCCAAACAAGGCAAACCCTCGTAAGATCAATAAAGAGAAATTTAAAAAACTTGTTAAGTCTATTAAAAAATTTCCTAAAATGTTGGATATTCGACCAATAGTAGTCGATGAAAACATGACTATTTTAGGCGGGAATATGCGTTATAAAGCCTGTTTAGATATTGGAATTAAGGAAGTCCCTGTAATCGTTGTAAATGGGTTGAGTAGTGACGAGGCGGATCAATTCATAATTAAAGATAATGTCGGTTATGGCGAATGGGCTTGGGAAACACTTGCGGACGAGTGGGACGTAGTGAAGTTGAAAGATTGGGGGCTAGACCTTAAAAATATTACTAATACCGAACTTTTATCAGGTTTAGAATACGACCCAATTTATTACGAGCCTAAAATAGAGCCTAATATCGAGTTAATTGACTGTTTAGACCTAAGTAAGTACAATGAAAAAATAAAAGCGTTAGATGAATACAAACTTTCTAAACAGCAAAAAGAAATTTTAAAAATGTTTGCTTATAGGTTTATAAAAATTGATTTTGAAAGTGTTGCGAATTATCATAGTTTTAACGCTACTGAAGATGAACAAAAGGCTATCGAAAGACTACGTTTAGTTTTAACTGACAACGGTATTAATGGCTTTATCGAGGATGATCTTTTACGTATAATGGGAACTATCGAAGAATGGACGAATTTATAGACATATTTATACCTAGTTACCACAGGTCGGACAATCTAAAAACAGTAAAATACTTTTTGAAAATAGGTTGGCAAAAAAACAAGATACACGTTTTTGTAGATAGTGAAACGGACGATATAAGCGAATATAAGGCTGTTTGCGATGGATATGGTGTTAATCTACATATTTTTGATATGGACGAGGCACGCGCGAGGTTTGACTATGTACACCGTTCAAGTGAGTCGAGAAGATCAGCGGGACAGGCGAGAAATATGTTTTACGAGTTTGCTAAAAGATTAAAAATATCTTTTTACATGGTGCAAGACGACGATACTCAAAATTATGAGATTAAGAAGTTCGGAAAGTATAAAGGAAAAGCCCCCGCTAACGATGTTAAAAATACATTTTTAGGAGTTCGGGAATTTATGATAAGGCAAAAAATAGGCTGTTTCGGGATAAGCCAAACAGGCGACTTTATCGGTGGATCAAATAGTAAAATAATTCGTAACAAAGTAATGAATACTACGTTTTATAATACAAAATATATTTATAGAGGCGAAAAAGGTGTTCAGGACGACGATACAAGCCAATTCGTAGGAATAATGAATGAGGGCTTATTTACGGGTAGTATTGCCGACGGAGTAGTGTTACAGCAAACAACGTCGGCTAAAGCTAAAGGGGGCTTAACAGAACTATACAACGAATGTAAACTATTAAACAAGTCATTAATCGTTCCTATACAATTTCCGTCGTGCTGTTATGCCTCAAAACAGAAAAAAAACGGTGGGCGACTACATCACAAAATAATTAATAAAAATTTATACCCTAGAATAATAAAAGGGAAAAGAAATAATATAGCGTGGGACACGTACAAAGAAGATCGCGCATTTACAAATGAACCAAAACGATAAATCATGTCCGACAAAACCGACACCATAAAAAAGAAACTTTTAATCGCCCTCGAAAAGTCTTTGGGGGTTGTGACGACAGCCTGTAAAAATGTAGGGGTACACCGTTCAACCTATTACGATTACTATAACAATGATCCTGAGTTTAAAAAGGGGGTTGACGATATACAAAATGTCGCTATTGACTTTGCAGAAAGCCAACTACATCAACAAATACAGGACGGAAATACAAGTGCTACGATATTCTTTTTAAAGACTAAGGGAAAAAAGAGGGGTTATGTTGAACGTCAAGAGGTACAAGAGGTCGTTAAAATGGCTGACTTTAGCGGGTGGACTGACGAACAAATTAGATCCTATTTAGATAATAATAAATAAATCTAATGAATAGAAAAGAGTCTTTAATTTTTGCCATGCGTTGTGAGATTGCTAGGCGTAACTTTTGGGACTTTTGCCTGTATTATGATAAGCAACTATTCGAGGCTCGTCCATTTCTTAAAGAGGTAGCGGAAGCGTTTCAGGACGTTGCAGAGGGATCAATAAAAAGCCTGTCGGTATCAATGCCCCCTAGAGCGGGCAAAAGTTACATAACGTCTTTGTTTTGTGCTTGGACGTTAGGAAATAACCCTACGGAGTCAGTCATGCGTAACACCTGTACAGCTACATTATACGCTAAGTTCAGTTATGACGTAAGGGCTGTTGTAATGAGTCAGGAGTTTAGAGAGGTATTCCCTGACGTTAGGATGAGTCCTGATAAAGCCAACTTACAAGGGTGGAATACTAACCAATCTAAAATGGTAGGATATTTCGGTGCGGGAGTTGGTGGTACAATCATAGGGTTTGGGGCTAGTCTATTAGCCATAACAGATGATCTCTATACGGGTATTGAAACAGCACTAAACGAAACAGCAAACGACAAGGTAATACAATGGAAACAAGCGACTCACGATAGTAGAATGGAGTCGGGTTGTCGTAGGATTGATATCGGTACACGTTGGACTATTGGGGACGTTATAGGGTATCAAATGGCTAACAATGAGTACGATAAGTCTATCATAGTGAGGGCTTTAGACGACGAGGATAAGTCCTTTTGTGAGTCAGTAATGACGACGAAAGAGTATATTGATAAAAGGAACAAAACAGCGAAAGAAATTTGGCTCGCTGAGTACCAACAACAGCCCGTTGATATGTTGGGTCGTATGTTTGCTGACATTAAAACAATTAATGAAATAGACTTTAGAAAGATACACAAACAAATTGAGGGGTGCGTTGCCTATGTTGACGTATCGGATCAGGGTAAAGACTATACAGCGGTAGCGGTATGCGGTTTAATAGGCGATAAACTTTATGTATTAGACTATCTGTTTTCTAGGGAAAATACGGACGTTACAATTCCTTTAACAGCCTCTTTAATGGATAAATGGAATGTAAGTTATTGTCGAGTCGAGTCTAATTCAATGGGCGCAATGTTTTCTAGGGAGTTACAACGAAGAGTTAAAAAAACTAAAATGTTACAGGTACACAACAGCACTAATAAAATGACTCGTATAATTATGCAGTCGGCTTTTATTACTCAAAAAATGATCTTTGTAACTTACGAAAATGCACAATGTAGATCGTTTTTAGATAATGTTTATACGTTCAGTAAAGAGGGCAAAAATAAGAATGACGACGCCCCTGACTGTCTAGCGGGGTTAAGTATGTTCGTACAATCTATGTTTAAAAGGCTCAGATATTAGCAAATTTTTTTATTGATTATCAGTTAGTTACAAATTAAATCGAAAATAATTCTCTTTTTATTTGTTTATATAAAATTAATTTATGTATGTTTGTACTGTTGAAAGAAACAAATAATAAATTTAAAACATAAAAAATGGGACATACATCGAGAGCATTCACAAAGTACAACAAAAATAGAAAGCAAAACATTGAAGCACAAAAGCACCATTTAGCTAGATTGTACATGATGATCCAAGAGGAGAAAGGAATTTTTATTTCATACGAACAAGCATTAAAAGAAACAAAATAATTAATTTTTAAAACAAAACAAAATGAAAAATCAAACTAAAATTACAGAGGTACAGGAGTCAATTAGTAAAAACTTAAATGGTAAAAGAACAAAGTTTACCCTTAATAGAGAGGATCAGGAACATTTTTACGTACAAATAAATGATAAATTTTCTTTTGGTTATAACAGGTTTCCGAAATCACATTGTAAAAGTTTAAAAGATTGTGTTAATTTTTTTATGATACATGACGGAAACTTAAATAAAGTATTAAAAGAGATAAGAGATAATAAATTTTAAAATAAAACAAACTAGGGGGGGGGCTGTTAACCCCCTGTTTAAAAGGGAATAAAAAATAAATCGAAAATAATTAATCTTTTATTAGGTTGTTAATATAAATTTAACTTATATTTGTACTGTTGTAAGAAAGCAACAAACAAAAAACTAGAAACATGACAACTTCAAAAATTTTAAAAGACTACGCAAACGAGGATCTAAACACTATAATCGAATACGGTAGTTTGGCTATGACAGACAATGTTTACAAAACTGTAATTTGGTTTGAATATGAAAACAAAACTTTTACAGCTACCAACAGCGAGGGGGTTTTAATGTTGAAAACAGAAAGGAAAGCATTAATCAGGGACTTTATAATGTCATGTTTTATTATTGACTAAACAAAAATAGGGGGGTTATTAAGCCCCTAATTAAAAACAAATAAAAACATAATAAAATGAAATTTACATTATATCAAAAAAATTTAAGAGTAAAAGATAATAAAGTAATGTCGTACGATACTCATGTGGCAACTATTGAGGGTACTGAGTTGATCCAATTAGGTTATTGGAGTATGACAACCCAAAAACATATTAACTACGTCGCAGATCAACTAAATTTAACACTAATAAAAAAATAAAGATGAAATACTTTTTTGAATTATCATTAAGAGATACAACAAAAGCCACAGCAATTTTAAACGATCAGCTAAAAAAGGAATTAAAACTTAATTCTATAAAGTGGGACTATTCCAATACTTTTATTGTCGATACTAAATTGGCTGACTTGCCTGATTTAGTTTATGAAATAGCTGAAATATTTATTGATTGTAATATCGAATTTTGGGTAACTACTGAATGCGAAAGTTGTGACGGTTACGGACATTATGAAGTAATGGCTTGTCATGATCAATCGAATGAGTGTTGCGGGGGTTGTTTTTCAGAGCAAAAATGTAACGAATGTGAAGAGGGTAAAATTAAAATAGAATTTTAAAATTATGGAAATGTCATTTGAAAATATTGTAAAAAAACAAAAAGGTTTCGAGTCGTTTAACAAGGTATTAAAGCTAGTAAAGAAACACCCCAACGACGCAGATCTAGGTAAAAAAGTAAGGGAATTAATTTCAACAAGTGCTGAACAAAATTTAACAAAAGCCAACAAAGGAAAGTAAAGTAAAGTAAAGTAAATAAAAGTAAATATATTAATATGGTTAAAGTATCTACTCGTTTGGTTTTTTTAGTTTTCAATATTGCTGTTAAAATTCCTTTATCATATCGGGGGTACTTACAGGGTAAAAACGAAAAAAAAATTTGGCTGAAATACAGGAAAACAAAATTTCTAGGTACTTTTTATTTTGAATTTTTGGGCGTTGTAGTAATGAAGAGATACAAACCAATAAATATAACACCCCACGAGAGGGTTAAAAAGTTAAAAAGCACGATACCTGAGTTTAATTTTTTCAACTGTGATCTTTATAACTGTAAAAATTGGGGAGTTGAACGTTCAAAATACTACTTAATCGACTACGGAATTAACAAAAAGATCAGTAAAATGTATAAAAACAAAAATTAATTACATTTTTTTTACTCCTGAAACCCCTATAAAATAAGGAAACTTAAAAATAAATCGTTTTTTATCGAAAATAATTACCTCAACGTTTGGTAGTTAATACAAATTTAACTTATATTTGTACCAACAAAGAAACAAACAAAAAAAAATAGACATGAAAAACTTAATTAACTACACAAACGAAAGATTAGCAAATTGGTATAATAACGCTAAATTAGATTACAATGTAACAGGGAGCGGGGTTGCTAGAATTGAAGAAAATGAATTTATTATTGATTATGTTGAAAATGGAATTTCTAAAACTTGGAAAATGTGTTTTTACATGGAGTATTTAACTGAGTTAGAAATTGACTATTTTTTCAATGTTTGGAGCGAAGAGGCTTAAAAAACTAAAGGGGGTTTAAAAGCCCCCAATTAAATAAATAATAAAACTTAACAAAATGAAAGCAACTTTAAAAAACATACAGATAGGATCTAACGTACAAATGG